CTATTGGATTGTAATACTGGATTGACAATCTAAACAAAACCGAGTAAACTCTACATTTCACCGTACTGAATCAAGTGCGGTGATTCTTTTTTCAAGCCTAAATATCATACAATCAATAAGAGGCACACATGGCAATCAGAATTTTAACTGAAAAATCAACATATACGGTTGATTATCCAACTGCAATTGAGTTTGCAGAACAACAAGCCGAAGTCTTTTGGCTACCTGGTGAAATCGAGGTCGAAAAAGACCTACATGACATGAAAACAACTTTCACCGAATCAGAATATCATGGAGTTATCTCAACTCTAAAATTGTTTACAATATACGAGCTATCGGTTGGTAATGATTACTGGCAAAACTACGTTTCTAAGGTATTCCCAAGACCGGATATCCAAAGAATGGCTGCTACCTTCTCATTTATGGAATTAGGTGTGCATGCACCATTCTACAACAAAATTAACGAAGTACTTGGTTTAGATACTGATGAGTTTTATAGCGATTACATGAACGACGAAGTTCTTAAAAATCGTATGGCTTGGATTGGTAAAAGAACCGAAAAGCGTGATACAGTTTACGATATCTTAAAGTCGGTTGGTATCTTCTCTATGATTGAAGGTGCTATTCTTTATAGTTCATTTGCTTTCTTGAAGCACTTCAATAGCGTAGGTAAGTCAAAACTGATCAATATCAATGCAGGGATCAATTTCTCAGCGATTGATGAAACCTTACACAGTCAAGCAGGTGCTTGGTTATTCAGAACTTTGTTATCAGAGGCTATCGCTGATAATGCGTTATCTGGAGAGGAATTAAAAAGTCTAAAAGATGATTTAGTCGAAACTGCTAAGTTGATTCTTGAGCATGAAACTGTTATTATTAATAAGATATTTGAAAAAGGACCAATACGTGGCATTTCAGATAAGCAGTTGATTCATTTTGTAGAATCCAGATTAGATGACTGCTTGAAAAACTTAGGTTACAAAGCTATTTTCAAACCAGCATATAACCCAGTCGCAGAATGGTTTTTCCGTGATATCAATGGGTCAACTCTCCATGATTTCTTCAGTTCAGTGGGTAGTGAATACAACAGAAATTGGAAAGAAACAAGATTTATTTGGTAACATCAACCCAAGAGGATAGTATGGTAAAAAAAGAATTATCGATATATGATGAATTAGGCGAAGAACGTAAACGTCTACAGGCAGAAGGAAAATTGCCCGAATGGGTCACAACTCCGGCATGGCAAATTCTAAAAGAGAATTACCTAACCGAAAAGCACCCAGATTTACTATCCGTGTATACTCGTATTTCGACACATGCAGCATCGTATACACCTGAACCGGAGCTTTGGCGCGAGAAGTTCTTTAACTTACTATGGAAGGGATGGTTGGCTGCATCATCACCAGTATTGTCAAATATGGGTACTGGTATTGGTTGTGCAGTATCTTGTTCTGGTGGTTATATCAATGATAGCGTATATGACTTTTATGACGCACAAAAAGAAGCAGCGGTTCTTTCTAAAAATGGTTTTGGTACGTCTGGTTACTTAGGTGCTATCAGAGCTAGAGGTTCAAAAATCAATGGTATGAAAGGTGCTGCATCTGGTGTATTGCCAGTATTCAAGGACTTTGTGCAGCTATCACGTGATATCAGCCAAGGTAGCCAACGAAGAGGTGCTTGGGCTGGTTATATCGAAATCGATCACGGTGATTTTCATGAATTGGTTAATTACATTGCTAAAAACCCAGATGATGCTAACATTGGTTGGAATATCACAGATGAATTCATTGCTAGATTAGATGTGGGTGATCCTGATGCAATCGAACGCTATCAGAAAGCACTCAAATTGAAAATGATTACAGGTAAAGGTTACTTCTTCTTTGTTGATAAAGTAAACCGTCAAGCACCACAAATGTATAAAGACAAAGGATTGGAGGTTAAGGCATCTAATCTTTGTTTATCAGGTGATACCTTAATCAAAATCAAGATTGCTGAAGCAGTTAATAGTATTAAGTTAGAAGACTTTGTTCAATACTTCACACCTAATTCTACGGTACAAGTACAAACTTACTTGGATGGTAATGTTCATTGGTCATCGGTTAGTGCTGCTGCTCAAACTGCGGTTGTTACTGAGTTGTATGAAATTTCAACAAAAGATAGCATGATTAAATGCACTGGTAATCACAAAATCTTCACGGTTAACCGTGGTTATGTAGAAGCTAAGGACTTAACGGAAACCGATTATCTTTTAGCGAGTACCGGTGAAGTTGCTAGTATTACAGTTAATGTTATTGAAGTTGAAGAAACTCCAGTATATGACATTACAGTCCCAGAAACTGAATGCTTCTTTGCCAATGATCTTTTAGTTCATAACTGCGCAGAAATCGCGTTATTTTCAGATGCAGACCATACATTTTCATGTGTATTATCTTCAATGAATTTATCTCGTTATGATGAATGGAAAGATACTACTGCAGTGTTTGATTCTACTGTATTTTTAGATTGTGTGAACCAAGATTTGATTGAAATTGGTAAACGTACTCGAGGAATGGAGAAGATTACGCGGTTTGCTGAAAAAAGTAGAGCATTAGGATTAGGGGTTCTTGGATTCCATACCTATCTACAAGATAACATGGTACCATTTGCGTCGATGGATGCGTATTTCAAGAATATTGAAATATTCAAACATATAGATGCTGAGTCAAAAAGAGCATCCGAGTGGATGGCTGTTGAATTTGGTGAACCAGAATGGTGTAAAGGCTATGGTGTTAGAAATACCCACAGGCTGACTTGCCCACCTACACTCACAAATGCACTTATAGTTGGATCTGTGTCTCAAGGTATTGAACCGATATACAAAAATGCGTATATTCAGAATACGGCTGCTGGTAAAATTGACCGAGTTAATCCGACGTTATTACGGTTAATGAAGGAGAAAGGTGTGTATTCTGATGAAACTGTCAAAGATATCATTGCTAATAATGGGTCAGTTCAACATGTCGATTGGCTAAAAAATGATGAAAAAGAAGTGTTTTTAACTGCGTTTGAGATACCACAAACCCAGATCATTCGATTGGCATCTGCAAGACAGAAGTATATCGACCAAGCACAAAGCATCAACTTATTCTTTAGTGCAGATGAAGACGAAGAATACATTAGTGAGGTTCACAAGATGGCATTCAAAGATCCTTATGTTAAATCATTGTATTACATTAGGTCAGAGAATGGAGTTAATGTAAACAAATCTGAATGTACTACCTGCCAAGGGTAGTAATAATTGGGTGGTAGTAATACCACCCTTTACTTATTGAGGAGATTATAATGACACCTGAAAACTTCTGCTACTGGCTACAAGGCAAAGCCGAGTTACATCCAAATCCACCGACTAAAGAACAGTGGCAAGCCATTAGAGAACATTTAGACTTGGTTATGACCAAAGTCACACCACCAGTCCAATACGATAACGTCTTCCCAAGTTTCTTTGAAGATGATTATATCGATTTTAACAACATCAACCCATTAACATTAACCTGCTAGGAAAACCATGAGTTCAGAATCAAAAACAAACGTAACAACCGAAGTAACCGATACCGGTGTAAATGCATCAGTTAGTGCTGAAGCTAGTGCAGAAACATCCACTGAAACTACAGTGGGTGGTGTATCTATGGGTGCCGAGGCGTCTGCTGACGCCGAGGCCAGTGCACAGGCAGGTGCAAGTGTGGGTTTTAATGGTACCGATGTAGTAGCAGAAGCCGGTGCAGGAGTTGAAGCACATGCTGATGCCCATGCCGATGCATCTATTGGTGATACTAGTACCGTAAAAGTCACTGTATCAGCGGATGCAAATGCAGAAACACATGCAGGTGTTGAGGCTGAAGCCTCGGTTGGTGCGCATGGTATTCAAGGTAATGCAGGTGCGTCGGCTGGTGTTAGTACAGGTGTAGGTATTGGTGCCGAAATTAGTAGTAACGGAGTAACCGCTGGTGCTACCGCTGGCGTTAGTATCGGTGCCCAAGTTGGTGCTAATATCGGTGGTGGAGTTTCACTAGATGGTAATACTGTCACACTTGATGCCGCTGGTAAAATTGCATTACTTGCAGGGGTTGATATTGATACCCATATTTCAGTTGATACTACTCCAGTGGTTAACGTGGCAACCACAGTTGCAGCACCAGTGGTTGATGCTGGTAAAACAGTAGGAAATGCAGTAGTTAGTACTGCCAATACTGTTGGTAATACGGTAGTAAATGTTGGAAATGACATCGGTCACGCGGCAAGTAATACATTCAAGAAAATCGGCAAGTGGTTTTAGTTGACAACTAGTCAACTAAGTAGTAAAATCGTATTTTAACTTCAATTCAAGGATTAACATGCTTTTTATCAATAAAGGTTTAACAAACGGCGAAGTAGTTACTTTAAAACTTACCAGTGGTGAAGAACTTATCGGTAAGTTAGTTGAAGAAGCTGACACTTCATTTAAAATATCAAGACCAATGGTATTAACAATGGATCCAGCCGGTAATATTGGTATGTCACCTTACTTGTTCACTATCGATCCAAATTCAGATGTTTCTATCTATAAATGTGCAGTTGCTGCTTCGATTGGTACCGATAAACAAATTGCAGATGCGTATTTGACTAAAACATCTGGTATTGCTTTGGCTTAATTATGAAAAGTATCTCACTAGTTACATTAGTTGACATCGCAATGAGCATCGACGAAGAAGATCCAATCGACTTTGGTATTCTTGGTCAAACCAAAGAGTCTGCCTTTGCTATGGTTGGTTCATCAGTGCTTGAAATGTTTGATAAGACCGAGTATAATGACGATGACAAACTAATCTTGCTTTCAACTATTACTAAGTTAACCGTTGAGAATATGGTTTTAAACATTAAACTACTGCGAGGCGAACAATGAAGTGTGAAAAAGGTGATCTTGCTGAAATTATTTACTCGATCAGAGATTCCAATAGAGGTAAAACAGTTTTGGTTGAAACTTACATTGGCCATTTCCAAGAAGGTGAAGAATTCAACTTTAATGGTCTAGTTTGCCAAGCACACACCACAGATCATTATTGGTGGGTTGCTGCTGATTACGGATTAAAGGGAATGTTTGGTGAATCACCAAAACTTTATATCCCAGACACTTGGTTAGAACCAATTAGACCAACTCTTGGTGTTACCGAAACCGAAGAAGAACTGGATTTGGTATCATAAAACAAAAAGGCTACTTAGGTAGCCTTTTTTTGCATTTAGAGGTTGACAACCCAACATATTAGTATATAATAGCTCCATATTTAGCTGAAACGGTTAAAATCACACCATTTCAAACTAGATGGTTTTAATTGAGTTAAATACTAATGTACGTTTCGATAAAGAAACCAGATAAACGGCTGAGTTATTTTAATTAGTACCGATTCAGTCCGCGAGTCCTGGCCAATTAGAAACCCGTAGTTATTAGGGTAGCCAAGCTCGCCAAAGGGACAACATCTATTAGTATTTTGATATTGTTTCCAATGGAGAAAGCAACGCGAAAACAAAGGTTTCATCAAACCTCGTGTAGTTTACTCCCTTAGTGTAATGCCAACCGATTGTCGGATGGCACCAAATGAAAGGAGTTTTCAGATATGAAAAACAAAATTAAGTTAGCAATGCGATTAGGTGCATTGTTGATGGGTTCAATATCAGGTGTTTCACATGCGGCTATTAAGCTAGAACACCACATCATTGTTGCAGTCCCACAAGAATTAACAGTAGTTCATGCAGAACCATTTAATAGCCAGTTAGAATGCCTCGCGTTAAACATATATCGTGAAGCAGGTGGTGAGCCTTATGAGGGCAAAGTTGCGGTGGCACAAGTTACTATGAATCGTGTAGCACACCCAGCGTATCCAAAAGATATCTGCACTGTAGTTCATCAAAAGAAATATGTTAGAAATCACGCAGTATGCCAATTCTCTTGGTACTGCATGAAACATAGACCAGTAGATGAAATGAACTATGCGTTGTGTCGTGAAATTGCCAGAAAGGTTATGTTTTCTGGTTATAGAATGCGCAAATTTAAAGATGCTCTTTACTTTCATACCGTAGAAGTTAAACCAGTTTGGCGTAACAGCTTCGATATGATTGGCCGTACTGGACATCGCTTGTTTTATCGACCAAAATCTCGCAAAGGTGAGATTATGTTGG